GATGCAAAGGACGGGTTTGCATATTCGCCGAATGGGATATCGACATCAACCTTTACCACAGGCTGGCTTATATTTTGGTAGTATGCATTAATGCACGCCTCTACCAGCCGCGGTAAAACCTCACCCAATACGTTTACAATATCGTTGCGTGTATATAGTGTTGTCTTTTCCTTTTCCCGTTGCGCTTCGGCGTTATCGAGCTTTTTTACATCGATCCCAAGCGTGGACGGGCTGATGATCCCCTGCATGCAAAGGTCAAGCGCCGTGCAGTAAGATGCCAGATAGCTCTCATGGGGGATCGTCGGCTGCTCGGTGTCGATCTGGTTTTTTGCGGTTTCGCCCATTGCGTTGCCTGTTTCGATGTATCGGTTGTCAAACGGGTTGGGCTTCATAAGCTCCCCGGTGCTGAGATTGTGGGGGATCAAATCTTCCGGTATGTATGTTTTTGCTCTGCCCGCCCGTAAAGCATCCATCCATTGGCTCCACGCTTCATCCAAGGCATCAAAATTGTCAAGCTTTCCGTCGTAGACGCTTCCGCCGCGGCCCTCATATTTTGCACTCTCATAAATCATCAGGGGGACTGCGAGCATCCCTTCACATTCCCAATCGCTGATATTTTTTGTTGCTTCAATCGCTCTGATATCGACAGGGGTATCGCCCCTGAAAAGCTCATTCTTTATATAGCCGCTGCCATAATGCTCATAAAGGATGTATTGCTGCTGTTTTACCGTATAAGGTGTTTTAAAAACAATCTCTTTTAATCGTCCTCTGGTTTTGATGATTTCAATCCGGTCGCCCGGATACCATTCAATGATCGGGTATGCGCTTATGCTTGTATCGATTGCAATCTTGAATGCGCCATCCCCAATAACCAGTGCGTCTTTTACTGACTTGTAAACCAAATTTCCGAAACTGTTTTCCTTTTCGATGTTTCTCCAAATTTCCTCCTGCTTTGGGTCGCTGAAAGAAAATTCATTCATATCCGGCAGCACGATTGACGCCAGGACCCTGACGATCAGCCCCGGAAGGCCCGTATGGATTTTACGCATTTCCATTCCGGGCGTACAGCTTGACGCCCAAAATTTATACTTGTCTGCGTATTCCGGGTTTTGTTTATAAAGCTGTTCCAGCTCGCTGCTGTCCCCCCTGTACCATATGCGGTTGCGTATCGCTGACAGCTCAAAGTCTGCAGTTTCGTTAATCTGTATTGCGGACGACGGCGCCGGCATTAAATTCAGCCAGTTTTTGATCCCGCGCTTTATTGTTTCGTTCATCTGTTTTGCCCACCTCATTTCTTTGTTTCCTCCTCAAATCCAATTAACTGCCGGTATGGGATGTATCCATATTCCGACGCATTAATCGTGTGGTCGTTCTCATCCTCTGGCGTATTGTCCTTATCCTCCTGCCAGCTATACACCTCAAGCTCCTTGATATGCTCTGTGCAAGTATCTACAACCAAATAGCATCCCTGTTGAATCCAGCCAAGTTGAAGCTTGATCCTGTCGATAATCTGCACCTTTTTGTACGCGTCAATAAAGTTATAAATACAGCTGTGCAGTCGCTTGTATTTTCGCAGCTCAGTTATAGTCGCCTGATCAGCGCTGTCAATAAAAACATCCTTTGCAAAACCCCATTTTTTGCGATTCCGCTCCAAAAAATCAATAAAATTAATTACCGCATCGGACGGTGCAAGAGGGTTCTCCAAGCTCTGATTTCTGTATACCTTTTCATCCAATATCAAAAGCTTTCTGTCCTCTGTGATCGCCTGAAACACCATCGCTATTGTGTCGGGAGATTTTTGCGAGTATGCGGTATCAAGGCCCGCTGAGAACTTCTTTATTTTGATTTTGCCGTCTTTGATCTGCTGTTTTACCCATTGAGCAGAAACAATATGTTTTTTCCTGTTAAAGTTCGGGAACACAAGCCCCGTCGCTCGACCGCGTAATCCCTGTATCTTGTTTTTCCATAGCTTTGTTCCTTTGGGTGTGTTTAGCTTTATTTGTTCGATTTTTTTGGCTGGTAATCCCAAATTATGAGCGAAAGTAAAAAACCAATGCACCCATCCGAGCTTTGGTTCTTCCGTAAGCATATCTAATATTTCGGGCGGCGTTTCTTTTTTCCACTCCTGAAGAGGTCGGGAACAATTTATGTATTCCTTGTAGACGGGTAGTCCTGGGTCGTCGGGGTTGAGCGTTGATATGAGGTAGTCACAGCGCATTGAAGCTTCCCGCACAAATTCCATATCGGCTATGTTGATTTCGTCTATGTACAGGCAGCCGTATTGACCGCCTAGGGCTTTTTTCCACCGGGCTTTGTTATCATACCCAAGCACATATATAATCTTGTCTCCGTTGCTGGTATGGTAAAGCAAGTGCGGCAGGCTGTTAGGCCCTTTGCCCGCTGCATTGTACTCGACCAAAGGCCCAAAAACATCCAGGATTCCCAAATCTTTATTAATAATATTTTTCTCAAGCGTGCCTAAATCCAAGCCGGACAGGATATGCAGCTTTTTCGCGGAAGCCGCCACCTTCAGCATAAACTTGAATATTCCGACTGTAGTTTTACCCGCCGCTGTGGTTCCCTCCAGAAACTCCGCCGGCGCATTACAGCGTAGAAAAGCTTTATATTTTTTCGATAATATTAATCTTTCACTGCTCAGACGGATCACCCCACAACTGGGCGGTCAAGTCGGCAAGCTTCGATTTTTCGGTTTCCAATTCGGCGCTTAGAGAAATTTTATCAGGTGGCTTAAAGCCGGCCCGATCCAGAAAATCACGTGCTGCAACAAGCCTGTTTTTATCGTCTGCTTCTGGGTCACCTAATATTTTGTACATGACTTTCCTTGCTTCTAAAGCATCAAAAAGAAATTCTTGCTGTATTTCGCGTTTGATAGCTTCTTTTTGTGTTTCGAGATATTCACGGACTTTATCGTCTTTTAGAAGCTGAGAGGCCTGAGATGCCGCTGACTTTTTGCTATATCCAGCGTTTATTGCAGCCTGCGTGGCATTTCTGCATCTTAGTTTTACAAACTCATCTACGAATAGCTTCCGCTGCTCTGTAAGCATGTGAACAACCCCCTATATAATTACAACGTCCGCACTTTGGGCAAAACAAAAGACAGCAAGCGGGTGGCCTGCTGCCTTTTAGGTCTTATTCGTATTGTAATATACCAATCGCTATTATAATTATAACACACCGAAACGGGACAAGCGGGGACAAACGGGACACTTTTTCAACTTTTTTTTAAAAATCTTAAAGTTTTTTTCTTTAAAGCTCCTGCCGTTACCTCTAATCCCATCTTTCCAGCGACTTTCCACCACTCTTGACCATTAACATAGTGCAACCGAATTGCCCTAGCTATATTCACATCTTCAATTCCATCCAAAAACGCATCCACTTCTGACACAATCCGTTCAAGCCTCTCCAGCCGCTTCAGAAGCTTTTCTTTGCGCGGGTTCGGGATATGACCGCGAATTGTTACCGGGTGCTCGGTGTACGGGTATTCCGGGGACGAACCCTTTACGGTGTCCGTCCCCTCGATATAATCCGGCAGTTCTTGCAGTTCCCTGTGGATACTCTTAATCTCGGCTTTCGCGCTTTTGTACTGGGATAATTCTTTTGCTGTCACCTGACACCCTCCAAACTAATTCTCGGGATAAGACTCCCGGTCGAGTTTCTTTTCTTTCGCTCCCGCGATTACAACAAGACTAACGAGCGGCCCGACGCAAACACAAACGCCTACTGCAAAGCCTAGCCAAAACATTATGTATCCACCTCCACCATTTTAAACACCTCAATTTCAGAACCGTCTTCATCAACCACAATATCACCTTTCCCAAGCGTTCCAAACAAGCCAAAAGAAGCCCAGTCGCAACCGTCTTCTGGATGCTCATTCTTTTTCATTGTACTTCCGCTTACTCCTTTTCCGTTCAACCTGCCAATGCATTGCGAATAGCCATCATTTGGTTTTCCTCCGGCGTCTTTGATTTCTTGTAATGTTGTTACTCTTCCGCAGGCTGGGCAAACAAAAGCCCATTTTTTTATGTCTCCTCCAAAACGTTTCTTTAGCTCTTCAAGTCATTCTGCTTTTGTGTACCTCATAAGTTTTATTCCCCTTCCGTAAGCATGGGTAACATAGGCGGCATGTCGCCCGTAAGATATGCCTGTTTAATCTGCGGTAGCATAAAATCACTTACCGTTCCACCGTCCGGCAAAACAATGTTTGCCATAAATTCGTCCTCAAACACCGAAATTCCGCATTCTACAGCCTCAAGCTTAGCCTGTATGACAAGTTTCAACGCACGCCAACGCTGGCGGCACGCTTGTTCCCACGCCTCGTATTGGCTGTTTTCCGTTCTGTCCCTTCCGGTTGGAGTAAAACGGAATTCTTCTTTTTTCGGGAGCGGAAGGAAGAATTTCACCTGACGGTCAAACATGGTAAAACAAATCATCGCCTTACCCGATGCTGTTGCGTAGGCAAAATTATCTGCGCCGTACTTAATCAGTATTTTTTCAATTTCCAGGCGGGAAAGTTCGCTTGAAACGTTTGTGTTCTTTGCGTATTGTGACATGTTTATCCCTCCTGTTCCTTCAGCGCGGCCTCGGCTTCTTCGCGGGAGTGGAAAACGGTTTTGCCGAAGTCACAAAAATCATATGATTCTTTATAACCGGAAAAGCCTTCTGATAAATACACGCAACGTAATTCTCCTTCTATTTCCGCTTCCCGTACCTTCATTTCTTCTATGCTTCCAGTACAAATGTTATATACAGTGTCTCCGGCCTTACACGGCAGCTCCACGAGCCGCCCGTCCTCCTGCGCTTTTGCGAGCTTATCTGTTTCCTCCGGCGTGAGGCCTGTGTCCTCGTATTGTTTGAGCCGCCGCGCTGCCTCTACAAAAAATCCATAATCATCGCATCCCCAGCGCTGAAAATTGCATCCGTTAGGCTCCCCGTAATGCGGGCATTCCGCGCAAAACATTTCTTCAAAGTCCATGCCGTCTGCCGTTAGTCTGTTCATGTTGATTCCTCCGTTTTCTGTGCTTGCTTACAGCGTTTCTCATGTTGGTTTTCGTAGTGCTCCCTCACTCTGTTACAATTTTCAGTCGTTCTATTGCTGCTTTTTCAAAGTCCATTTTTAAGTGCCACCTTTAAAAATAAAAATTATTGGTGGCAATCCGGATTGCCTACTCCCTGTTAGCTACGCAGGGAGGTTAAAATCTAACCTTAAAAGTTTCTTTTATGTAAACTTGATGTTCATCTGACAACTCCCGGAGCCTTGTGTTTGTGTTCTTGCGCTCTTTGTCAAGCTGGGCCTTTGTCTTATAAAACTTACACCCGTCGCAATGCTTATCTATTAGGCCCCGGCACTGTCTGCCATTGTCCATAGCGCATTGCCTGTCTGCTTTTTCGGCGTATTGACCACAGTAATTCTCGGCACTGACATTTTCCCGGAAAAATTCGGAACGCGGACAATTACAAGAAAATCTACTGTTTAACGCCATTTTTATCGCGTGTATACATGTCTCGCACATGGTTTCCCTCCTAAAACTCAGCGTATTCGGTTGCAGAAATTTCTTCCGGCGTTGCGTTGTGGTAAAGGCATAAATCCAGCGTCTTTTTCACAAAAACCTCCGGTGCGCTCTCTTTTTTGCAATTTGCCATAATTGTCGCCGCCGTCCACGCAGCCGCCATATCAGGCTTCTTTCCGCGCTTGCCTTCAAGGTATTTCTTGAAATCATAGAGGTCGTCATACACCGTTGGGATTCCAATGCGATTTACCAGTCCCATAGCACGCTTTACGTCACTGTACAGATTCTCATCTGCTTCGGTCATTGTTTCGCCTTCTTTCTCATGTAAACGTCAACCCAACGCTCAAATTCGTGACGCTGCTCGTCTGAAATCGGTTCATTCCTCGGCGCTTTTTTCCAAGCCTTGAATCGCTCGTACAGGTCGCTTATTTCGGGTTCGTTGACGTTATAACGGTAGCCGTATGTATTAGGTTTCTGTGATTTTGATTCCATAGCGGTATAACATCAGCTTTCGCTTAATTTTGTAAACATCGGTTTTCATGCCTTTGGTGTCTTCTACAACTGTTTTTCCGTTCTGCTCATATACAAAATCGGCTCTATAGGCACAAGCACGTTCCCCGTCTTGTTTCGGAATAAGCTCAAAAGGCACTTGTAATCGTAAAGCGGAAATGATTCCTGTACGTTCGAGCATTCGCAGTTCCTTATATCGCGCTGCTTCCTTTTTGCTGTCAAAAGTGATTCCGTCTACAACGACCTTTTTGTTCCTGTACTTGTTCATTCCGGCACTCCCCTCTATAAAAGCCTGTAATTTTTGTTCGCGTCCGGCGCGATGCACAAGCAATATTCTTTTGACCGCTGGTAAATACGGCTCCCTACCGCCTCGTCAATGTCAAGCAAAGCGTTTGTGTCCCTCTCACATGAAATCAAAGTAATCAAATCCCGGTCATTGTACCTGTAGTTCAGCAACTCAAACGCTACGTTTATTTCTGCGGTGCTGGGCTTTTTTCCTTGCTCGGTTTTAAAAAAATCGTCAATGTACAAGACTTTGGCTTTTTTAAACGGGTCTAAAAGCACGTTATAATCGTCCGAATTTGCGTTTGCTTTTATTCTGACTACATCATCCCGCCATAACATGTAACGGGCATCATAGCCGCGTTTGATAAACTCCCCAACAATCGCAGTGCATAAATGCGTTTTGCCACAGCCAACCTGACCGCCAAAGAAAAACCATTTCCCGTAACAATCATCAAGAAATTGCTTTCCGAGGGCCTTTGCTCGCCGTTGAAACGGTTGAGTAACGTCAAACGATTCAAAGGTTTGTGAATCAAGCGTCTGCTTCAATCCGCTTTTTTCGATACGCTGTAACGCCCTGCGCGTTCCCATACAATCGCATTCACGATGGCACAGATAACCATCTTTGTTGAGGTAGTATACAATTCCTTTGTTACGGCATTCCTGACAATCATATCCGGTTAATACGCCGCCCGTCTGGTTCATGTAATCGACACGCCGCTGCTCGTAGGCCGCTAAATCGTCAGAAGTATTCACCGTATTTTTTCTCTTCCGCAAAGCTTCCAGCACGCTCTGGTGTATTTCCTGCGGCATAAGGCTTCTCCCTCCTGTTGTCATAATTGCCTTCGAGAATCTTCACAAGATTGTTTGAATTTAAAATCCAATCGAAATTACTTTTCCAATTGGTTTCACGCCCTGTTAGAAAATCAGACGCTTGAACTTTAGCAAAGAATGATTTAAAATCGCCTTTCAACGCTTTTACGGCAGTTTTTATTCTTCGCTTTCGCGCATCAGTTAAGCGTTCTACACGCGGTAGGTCTGTACATATCGTGTTAAACAAGGAAAATATATTCTCATAATTTAGCGTGTCAGGTTTTTCTTGTGTTGACATATTCTCTTTATTATTCTTTTTATTTAAGTTTAGGTTTATATTTAGGTTTTTTTCGCTTTCGTTCGGTTCTTTAGAAAACCGTTCGGTTTCCGTAGAAACCGTTTGCTTTTTGGAAGGCCTTCCACCCTTTTTTCCGTTGGTTTTATTTGTTTCACATTGCTTTAAATATCGCATGTTATCGCGGTCTATCCGTGTTTTTATAAAATGGAAACACATCAATAACCCATCGGTAAAAGAAGGCTCAATTCCATCTTCTGCGTACGCAATAAGCGCCATGAGCAATTTACCTTTTTCATCATCGGGCAGCAGACTGATATATTCTTTGTACTCGTAATACATCAAGAACGCTTTATTCTTTTCTTCCTTTGCCAAATTAACCACCCGCTTTTAGTCGCTTTTGTTCGGTTTATTCAAAAACCGTTCGCTTTATGGCGCGTGTGTGCGCTTTCACTTGGATAACCTTATAACCCTTCGCTTTTGCTACCCTTTCACGAAGTTTGATAAGATTCTTTGCTTCGGACGCGCGGCGGCGGTCTAAGGCGTTAATAAAGCGTTCAATTTCATCTATATCATCCGTTTGCCAGTAGCCAGAAACAGCCGGAGATGAAAGAATTGCGTGTCCGTTGCGCCGCTCACGCTCAATCATTTCTCTAATTTCGCGGTCAGTATATCCAGTGATTTTGCGCAGCTCTTCGCGTGTAACTGCGTTTTCTTTTCCATCCGGAATCCAGTCTTTAATGTCCATCCGCTATCACTCCTTTAGAAAGGCAAGTCGTCTTCGTCTGTATAAGCATCCTCAAAATTGCTCTGCGTAAAGCTTTTTGTGATTGGAGTATATACGTTAGGCTCTGCGCCTGTTTGCTCCCCTGCGCCCCGTTTATCGCCTGTAAAGTACACGTTGTCGGCTACCACTTCAAAAGCCGTACGGTTGTTTCCGTTTTTGTCCTGGTACTGGCGCTGTTGGATAGAACCTTCAAGCGCAATCAGCTGGCCTTTTACAAAATACTTGCAAACGAATTCAGCGCGCTGCCTC